CGATGGCCCACCAAATTGCCATTGAGGAAGTCCGCGTGGCCAGAGATGCTGCAATGGCGCAGCCGACCAGTTCACCCCTCACGGCAAAACCCAACGCACAGAACGGCAAGCCCGTCACTCCCAGAGCGACAGCCGAATACCGCGAGGACTTCCTGAACCTCGTGCGCGGCAAACGTCCGATTCACAATGTCATGGAGGAAGGCACTTCTTCCACCGGCGGCTATCTGGTTCCTGTGGAGTTCGATGAAACCCTTGTTCAGCAGTTGGCGAAGGAGAATGTGATCCGTTCTCTGGCAAAGATCATCACCACCGCTGCGCCGCACAGGATTAACGTCGCATTGACGGATGTATCCGCCGACTGGGTGGCTGAAAGCGGTGTATTTACGCCCAGCACTCCCACCTTCAATCAGCTTTCCCTTGATGCTTTCACCCTCCGCGCAGCGGCACTGGTTTCGGAGGAACTGCTTCAGGATTCCATGTTCGACCTCGAAGCCTATCTCATCGACAACTTCGCCCGCGCTTTTGCGGCAAAAGAAGAACAGGCTTTTTGCATCGGAACCGGCAGCGGTCAGCCCACTGGTATCTTCACCGCGAATGGAGGCGATATTGGCGTAACAGCCGCAAGTGCAACCGACATCAAGGCAGACGAACTCATTGACCTGACTTATTCCCTCAAGGACGGCTATAAGAAGAATGCGGCGTTTGTTCTGGCCAGCACTACACTTGCAGGTATTCGCAAGCTGAAAGACGGCAACGGCGTGTATATGTGGCAACCGTCGTTGCAGGCGGATCAGCCCGATCGTCTGCTTGGATTCCCAGTGTATGTCTCGCAGTATGCCCCGACTGTCTCGGCAAGCGCATACACCGTTGCCTTTGGTGATTTCCAGAACTACTGGATAGCAGACCGCAGCGGCAGAACGGTACGCCGCGCTGACGAGCTCCACATTGCCAACCTGCAGACTGGCTTCTACGCCTTCCAGCGTGTGGACGGAAAGACTGTTCTGCCCGAAGGTATCAAGCTGCTCAAGCAGCACGCTTAAGAGGAGGATGCGGCTATGTCATATAACGCAAAGAACTATACCGAGCAAGGTGGTGAAAAAACCGTCATCGGCGGTAGACTGGAAATCAAGGAGGGAGCCTCGGTAACGGGGCTTCCTTCTGCAATTAACCAGGCAGCAAGCACAGCCACAACCGTTGCCAGTGTTAAAGACGATTTCAACGCTCTGCTGCTCAAGCTGAAAGATGCAGGGCTTATGACTCCGGATGCATGGAATGTTTCTGTTGCCAAGATTCCTACCCCGACCGGTGATGATCTGACCGCTAACCAAAGCAAGGTTACTGCGATCACCATTGGGGACGGTGTTATTACCGTTACTGCTCCCGTATCGGAGCTGATTGCTTTCCCAAGTTCCAATCCGGCACAGGGTACACACAAGTGGGTTGGAATGCTCATCACCACGGGACTGCCGGATATTACTGCAGTCAAATACAACGGCTCTCAGCTTACATCCGCTGATGCTGCCGAAGCTGCTGCTGTCGGCGGTTCATCCGGAGATATCGTCATGTGGCTAAAATGCGATGAAATCATAAATACGCCGAAGGTCTTCACCCTGTGGGCTTCCGGTTATCCCGAAGCGACCTTCACTGTCGCAATTACAGAACCGGAAGAAGAATAAGGAAAGGACGGTGGCGGTATGACGCTGCTTGAAAAAGTAAAGGCAAACCTGATTCTTGAGCATTCTGCGGACGATGAACTCCTTCAGCTGTACATCACCGCCGCCGTCAGATACGCCGAGAGTTATCAGCATCTGACCGAAGATTTCTATACCGACAATCCTATGCCGCCTACTACAGAGCAAGCCGTCGTTATGCTTTCGTCCCACTTCTATGAATCCAGGGACGGCAGCACGGGCGGCTTTTTTGCTGATAATGTGCAGGCGGGACAGCAGGTATGGAATACGGTCAATCTGCTTCTACGGCTCGACCGGGATTGGAAGGTGTGAGCATGAGTTTTGGTAAGATGAACGCCTTCATTGACATCATATCAACCGAACCGGTCAAGGACGCCGACGGCTTTGTAAATCATGGGGACACAGTTCTTGCTTCGGTCAGAGCATATTTTGAGCAGAAAAACTCCACTGAAAAGTGGCGCAATATGTCTCAGAGCAGCGAAGTTAACGCCTTGTTCCGCTTGCGCATCGTTCCGGGCCTTGAATTAAATAACCACCACGTTATTGCCTGTGAAGGCAAACGCTACAACATATACTCGGTTGAAAACGTTAAGGGGCGCGGAATGTATATTGAAGTATTGGCGGTGAATGCTGATGGCTAAGGTCGATTTCAAAATGCCGGAGGAATTTCTCCTAAAAGTGTCAAGGCTGGCTGATAAAACCGATGAGATCATACCGAAGGTTCTTGAAGCCGGCGCTGAAGTCGTATACGACAAGGTAAAAAGCAACCTTTCTTCTGTGGTCGGTAAAAACACGAAGATCGAAAGCCGTTCCACTGGCGAGCTTGAATCGGCACTTGGCGTATCTCCGGCCAAGCAAGACAGAGATGGTAACTTCAATGTGAAAATAGGCTTCAAAGAGCCGCGCTCAGATGGCAGCAGTAACGCCAAAATTGCGAACATCCTTGAATACGGTAAGCATGGACAGACTCCGAAGCCTTTTCTGAAGCCCGCCAAGAGCAAATCTAAAGACGCTTGTATCGAGGCTATGACCGACAAGCTGGAAAGCGAGATCGATAAGCTATGAGTATATTATCTGAATTGAACGCACTGTTTGAAACCATAAATATTCCTGTTGAAACAGGTGTCTTCAGCGGCGTGCCGCCTGATGAATACTTGGTACTGACTCCCTTAAGCGACACCTTTGCTGTTTTCGGAGATAATAAACCGCTTGCAGATATAAATGAAGTCAGGGTTTCGCTGTTCAGTAAAAACAACTATTTACAAAGAAAAAATCAGCTTGTGAGGATGCTCCTCCAGGCTGATTTTGTTATAACTGACCGCCGGTATATCGGACACGAGGACGATACCGGCTATCACCATTACGCCATAGATGTGGCGAAATACTACGAACTGGAGGAATAACAAATGGCTACTATCGGGCTTGATAAGCTCTATTACGCAAAAATAACGGAAGCTACGGATGGGACAGAAACCTACGAAACTCCCATCCAACTTGCCAAAGCAATGAAAGCTGATCTGTCGGTCGAACTGGTGGAAGCGACCCTTTACGCCGACGACAGTCCCGCCGAGGTTGTGAAGGAATTCAAATCAGGAAAACTGTCGCTCGGTGTCGACGACATCGGCACAACCGCTGCCGAAGATCTGACCGGGGCGAAGATTGACGACAACCATGTAGTGGTGTCCGGCGGAGAGGACGGCGGCGCTCCCGTTGCTATCGGATTCCGCGCAAAGAAATCCAACGGGAAATACCGCTACTTCTGGCTTTACCGCGTCGTGTTCGGTATCCCGGCAACCAATCTGCAAACCAAGGGTGACAGCATCACCTTTTCCACGCCGACCATCGAGGGTACGGTCTACCGCCGCAATAAACTGGACGGCAACGGAAAACACCCGTGGAAATCAGAGGTCAACGAGGACGATACAAGCGTTCCGGCATCTGTTATCACAGGCTGGTACACGCAGGTTTACGAGCCGACATTCGCGGTAATGCCGTAATGGAGGTAAGTAAGATGGATAACGAGAGAAGCGCAAAAATCACAATCGGCGAGCAGGAATACGAGCTGATCCTTACCACCAAAGCGACAAAAGAGATCGCCAAGAGATACGGCGGCCTTTCTAATCTGGGCGAAAAGCTCATGAAAACCGAGAACTTCGAGATGGCGCTCGACGAGGTTGTGTGGCTCATTACGCTGCTGGCCAACCAGTCGGTGCTGGTACACAACCTGCAGAATCCCGCCAAGAAAAGGGATCTGCTCACAGAGGATGCGGTCGAACTGCTGACCTCACCGCTCGAGCTCTCCGACTACAAGAACTGCATTATGGAAGCGATGTTCAAGGGAACGAAACGCAATATAGAAAGCGAGGACGAGTCCTCAAAAAACGTGTCGGTCGGGTAAGCGACGAAGAGTTGTTTGCCCGGCTGATTTTTAACGGTGTAACTCTGCTGCACCGGTCCGAGCCGGAGGTTTGGCTCATGCCTCTGGGTCATCTGCTCGACCAATGGGAGATATATAAGCAGTTTAACGGTCTGGCAAAACCGAAGCGTGAACATTACATCGATGAAATCA